AGCACCAGCTGTGTTGATGTACAATGATTTGACGTCATTCTCAAAAGAACCTGATGTCATTTTAACATTAAAACCATAGATTCTGTACTGGGCTTGTTGTGTCCCCCTCAGACCTGAATGGTATTGGATTCCACGTAATGTCGCAGTACCTATTTTAGTTCCGAGACGAGTGTCATCGCCGCTACTGAATAAGCGCCTACCGATACGAGTTTGTGGTGTATCGTAAAGATCGACTGTAACAAGACCTTTTATATCCCAGTTACCCACAAGATCATCAACAATAACATATTGACCAAATGCTTGTCCAATATTGACGTTTGATCTAACATCAAAGGTGGTTGCCTTATCGATAGTTTTGCGGATTTTATTTGTTGTCTCGATTCTATGTCCGCCAACATATCCCACTGATGCGTCTATCTCAACAACGAGTTTGTTTGGGTCACCGCCCTCAGCAGAGCGATACACACCGTTATTGAAATCTGTTCGGAAATGTTCTTCTGTCGAGAGAGTGAATGGATCTAGCGAATAGTTTCCAGATTCTTCATACGTTCTTGTTGCGAGTTCTTCAGCAAGACCTGAGTATTTGGTCTTATTTTCGCGGATAACGCTCCCGTCTTGTATGTCAAGGAGAGGAATGAACCCGATTTTGTCAGTAGATGCAGTTCCTGTGTCATCTAAAGGTCTTGTAGTTATCTTTGGAGTGAGTTTGAGTCTTGACGCTCCAGGAGCTGAGAAGTTAGTTGCACCAGATGCATTATCTAACAATGACGAATCTTGGTTAGAATCTATAATTGCTTCAGTTGTTTCCATTCCGACACGAATGCTATCAGTTGTATTATATTTTATTACAGATTTGCTTTGCTGATCAACCCTAATGAAGTGACCTTTATGGTATACGACACCTTTAGATACATTTGCGCCGATTCCATCACCACAAGCACCGCCGAGTGCGCTGGTTATACTGTTAGCAGCAACAATAAATGTCCCGCCGACAGAGTTTCTGAACAGTAGCGTTTCATTATTGGCGAATGATTTTGTGGTATTATTAGCGCCAGAGTTTGTATAAGAAACAAACGCAGTTAAGAAGTTTGGTGTTCCAGCTTCAGAACCATCCGCAACATCTAAGAGTTTTGCTGTAACGCCTGTTGTCGCACCAGTAACAGTAGAGTTGGCAATAACACCATTGTTGAAGAAATCGACTAAGAGTAATGATCTGTTGTTCGCATCTTTATCGCGCAACTTAACATATTTCCATGTCTCAGCAATTGTATCACAGCCATTGACCACTGTACCATCAACATAAACTGCGCTCGCAAACCTTTCAATTTGGTTCTGCAAGATAGTTTGAATTTGCGTCAGCTCTCTAGCTTGGACAGCATATCCTGGACGGAACAAGACACGGTGGAAATTTTTTGTCTCGTTGAAGTCGTCAAAAAATGGACTTTCGTTGAGGTTTGTTTCGATTGACATTTATTTTACCCTTAGAAATCTAAAATGATTTTAATATCTTCTACTTGGTCCAGCGACTTAGTCGCAGCGGATATGTTCTCTGTATATAGTATTTCTCCAGAAGCTGTATTTGCCTCTGGACCTTTGATCTGTTGTATTGTAGCAACCTTTGTTTCACTGCCAGATTTTAATAAGACGTCATCTTTGGTGAATGGCGCATATGTACTGTAGCTCGATACATTATTTAGATACGCAGTATAGAACGATGTGTCAGTTTGCGTTTCATCTTCGCGAATAAATACGATTTGCGCATTCGCTGCCTGCAAAGAACTCTGTAGAGCATATGTTCCTTTGCGTTGTTCAGCGCCAAGCACAGTAACAAATTCCAAAACGCCCTGCTCGGCTCGCAGTCTATTTCTCTCATTGATGATCACATCACGAACTTGGAGCTCACTTACTGGATCAGCGCCGTTCATACTCTGGTATGAGATAGTAGCTCTTGTTGTCATCCTCAATGTAGATGGGCTGTTGGAGGTGTTGGCTACAGATTCAGTTGTTCTAAACTCATTATTTGAATTGCACTTCAACACAGGATCTTTCAATATGCTTATTGTTCTGAATTCTGTATTAGACGGGATGTATCCATTGCCGTTCGCAGAAACACCTTCAGACCCTTGAAATTGTATGTTCAACGCGACTTTATCACCACCCAGCTCAGCAATACAATCTGAGCCATGACCGCCTTTCGGAGAGATAACCACATTAGCAGTAGCGCCAGAACCATGTGTGCTGTTCGCAGATATGAGAGCTATAGCTTTTGTATATTTAGATCCAACGTTGATAACTGAGATGTTTGCAACTGCACCCGCAGCATTGAGATGGGCGTATGCTTTAGCGCCACTACCATCACCAATAATCGTTACTGTCGGTGCTATATTGACTTTAGATGTCGTGTTCGGTACTGTAGTAAATGCAGTGTTTACTGTCAGCGTTCTTGTTGATCCGTTATAGTTTACGATTCTTCTTAGTTGACCAGCACCTGTACCAGAAACAACATACACACTTGATCCATTATATCGATCATTATTATCGGAGATTGCAACATCAACCGCTTGTGAAACTGTTAATTGGGTTGTCACAGCAGCAGCTACTGATGCGTCCACAACTGCGTCATATCCAACACCAGATGTATTGGTTTCTATGACCTGTATCGCACCATCAACCGCAGCAGCTTGAACCGCAAGTAATCTGTCAGATTCGGTCGAACCATCTGTTGCGCTGACAGTTTTTACTGGCATGTGAACTGATGTCATAAACTTATCAGCTTCACCTAAAGAAATCGTGTATAGATATTTCCATGTATATCCGTCAGATGCCGTGAACGGTAGAGTTGAGAATCCCGTTGGCTTAACTGTAGACGCAGACTTCTTGTTATTAAAAAGACACTTATACACATTCAATTGATCAGTAACAACATAAAATGGCGAGGCATTGTCAGAGAATAGGTTAGTCGCTGTATCTCTGTACATAGAATACACTGTACCAGAAACCCAGTTCTTTCTTGGGACAACGTGAGAAACGCTTCCTGTATCTATTTTTTTGCCGCCTATAAAATTGTCTTTCAGTATCTGGTTTTCATACTCAACATTTTGTGGCGGTGCTGGTGGGCTAGACTCATCTGGCCATGGAGTGTTCTTACCAAGACATGCATAGAGGATAGTCGATTTTTTACTGGCGCTTGTTCTGCCATCGCTCGCATTAAGAGAAGCAATAAACGCTTTCGCATTACTGATTGACATCGCTTTTGTTGGGTGGCTATATGTTGGCATTAATCGATGAATCCTGTAGTGTATTGGGCAGTGGTGGTGATTGTTGAGTTAGACCAAGCTGTACGAAGAGTCGCAGCATTGTCAGCAGATACTATATTTAGCGGAACTTTATAGTACACTCCTGAACTTATTTTAATTATTATGTCACCACCGCTAGAGAATTGTGACAACATTGCTGTGCCAGTACCAGCAACATTAACACTCCCCGCAGTGAGCGTAAATGTTCCAGTGGCGTTTCTTCTGAACGTGTTGGTCTCTGAAGCTGCAATATTCACCGAAGCATTAGAATGTGACTTATATTTACCGAACATTTTCTGTCCAGCAGGATGAGCCAGCTTCATAGCAATGTCTTTATATCTCTTCAGGCTCAGTGGCACAGCAAGTTCATATGAAAATTCTTGGTAGAAGTCGCTATCTTGAATGAACCCTCGCTTGGTTGAGATTTGGCTTCTAGAAGTGGCATAATACCCTTCTGAGTTCGCCGCATTCTGCAGAGACAACTTGACGACAGCTTGTGTAGAATCTGTTCTTCCTGACGATTGTATCTTCACTTTCTCGTTCTGGTCATATGAGTAACCTGAATCAACAACTCTAAACGCAGTTATCGTTCCATCTGCACCTACCTGAGATGACACTTGCGCATTCTTACCAAGAACACCTTTGTCGACAATTTTAATGATCTTGGCGGTTGCTGTACTGGCAACTGTCCTTGTGTCAATAGTTCCCGCAACATATGAAGAACTATATCTGTTGACTGTGATATTTGCATTATTGGCGAATGATATTAAGTTAGGCTCTCTCTGTAGAGGCTTTTGCCAAACACGGACAACAGTCTCATATTTACCGTCTGCCCTTAACGTGACTGCTGGAGCATCATTACCACCAGCGCCAGCTTTTATATCACCAGAAGCAGAACCTTGAACCAAACCATCGTTAGTGTCAACAGTTACTGCAGCAGATGTAGCGGCTTCTAATGTAAGATATTGTTCGCCTATTCCAAGAGCAGAGATTCCAGACTCTGTTACATTAACATTCGGTGCAACAGTAAACCCACTACCACCAACACGACTAGATAGATCTTCAATTGTTCCAAAGGTTAAAGTTTTGAATACAAGCGAATCGCTTAACTTAGTATAAACATTTTCATATTCAGTATTCGAAGTTGTTATGTGTACATTACCTACAATCGTTGCTGCTCCAACCTTTCTAAGTCCATCACCCTCAACATATCCTTGTAATGGACCAAAATCGAATTGATTAGAAACATTAGCGCTATTGTTAGCACTAACTCGACATTTAATCAGAGTTCTGAATACACCACCTTTACCATAAGCTGCGCTACTTAAAGCTGGATCAAATGCTGGTGTCACAACTAAAGAATTATTATCACCAGCAACACTAACAACTCTACGCACGCCCTGCCCACCAGCTTTAATTGCATCGCCACGGCTAAAGGCTGTTCCAATTCCAGTTTTTGTTACGGTATTGGCTGGTGATGTACTGGTATCTCCACCGCTCACAGTTCCTGATTGTACTACATTTGCGGTGGGTTCATGATGATATAGGTGTGGAGTAGTGCTTATAACTTTCTTAATAACACCATAGGTAAATACTTCCTCACCTGTGAGCGTTGTGTCAGCAGTGTTTGCGTAGAAGTTAGAGGTGCTTACAATCTCATCACCTAAAGCAATTGTTTGTCCGCCAGTATTTGCTATATCTAAAATATGATANCCAACAGTGTTTCCAGCAAAAGAACTAACCTTACCGACTGATGATCCTGCAGCAGTGCCAACAGTAACTGTCTCGCCTGTACCAAATGCATCAGCTACAACTCTTTGATAATTTGTCGGTGCTGCTGCAGTTTCGACTTGTGCGCCCCAGACAAACATATGACTATCTGCGACGCCTTGGTAGCTGATGTTGCTTGATGTTGAATCAATCATTCTAATCTGAAGATTATGTGTACCTTCTGAAGCAGCTGTCACAGTTATAGATACACGATACCATCCATTACCAACACTCTTGACTGAGGAAGCAGCTAATGTGCCACCAGTAGAGATAGCGGAACCGTCTTGAAGATTAACTTTAAGAATGTGGTTGGTGCTATTCGTAACGAACCTGAGCGCAGCGTTTCGAGTAGTTGAACCAGCCTTTAAGTGGACTGAAAAAGAATATGCTGTGCTGTTTTGTAAAAAAGATGAAGCGATAGTTATAAGGTGTGCACCACTGCTAGTGTCTTCGATCATCTTATCAGCTGTTGTAGTTCCATCTGGTGCGACCGTTTGGTTTGCTGTTACTGTGCTTCCTGTTTTTGTCCAGTATGCATTATCAAACTGCTCTGAATAGTTCACACGGTTGTATATGCTCGCAATAAACTTTCTGTAGCCTTCAGTAATAAACCAAGCATCACCAACTGTATCGTCTGTCACTGTCGTGACTGTTGCGTTCGCGCCGCTAGAAACACCAAATAATGATGCGCCCTGATCAATGGCTGTTGAGCTTGCTATATTAAGAGATGAGTCAAAATTATCTCTATAGTTTAGCTTGGTCGTGACTTGACTCGACTCAGGAAACCCTATAGTTGGTGCGCCAATAATAGTATGGGCAAAGGTTGACATTTGTCTCACACCATAATCGGCATTGATAACTGTTGGAGCAAGAATACCGAAGAGATTGTTTGCACCAAGCAATGTTACGTTTTGTGAAATAGCAAAGGTGTCGCCAATGTCAGATGCAGCAACAGAGAAAGAAGCGGGAGTATCACCATCACCGCCCGATAGAGTTACTGTTGTTCTGCCTTGGTTTGGTTCTGCGGTCGATGCAGTATATCCAGAACCGCCCTCTACTATAGTGAATGTTAACGAACCGCCTAGATCCACTGTGTCTGTAACAACAACCTTACCAAAATCACCTATCTTATCTGACTCTATATTAACAACATCGCCAGCTTGATACTTTGCTCCTGCCGAAACAATCTCGATTCTGTTTATGCCAGCTTCAACTATCGTAGAATATCCAGCACCATTAGTGTCGGACAATAAGCGAATAGGTTCTAAATGGTTAAACGACCCTTTGACATTTGACACATTAATCTGCATCAAATCTCTACCTCGAACAACCCGCCCGACCACGTCTTCTACGAGTGCTTGTGAGTTAGATTCAGTCCCTACAATCGTCTTACCAATAAACTCATAATTCTTCTGGTTGTGTGATGTCACCAAATATCGGTCAAGCTGCCAATCACCATCTGATATCTTCAACATTTGGTCAGCTGGATAATTTACTTCTACATCTTCATTATATATCGAACGAAATAGTAATTTGTATGAGGCTAAAGAGCCTCTCGTTTCGTTATAATACTTAACATATTTCGCCATGAGCCTCTTGTCCGAAAGGACATCTTGAGGGACAGACGGAAGTAATGTTTCTTGGAAGTGTGTTAAATACTCATCAAGAGTTGTGTTTATATCTTTGTAATCTTCAAGCGACTGTATGGCATCAGTCAACTTACCGTTTTGTTCCATGTACTCATAATATCCCTCTATGAATGCGAGGAAATTTGGACCATCTTCTTTAAAGAATTCTGGAAACTGGTTAGCGACCTGTTTTGATAACTTTGCCTTTATAGTCATTAAATTTGCTCGCCTTGTACATTGATCACAGCATTAGCGGAATCTATAATCAACAGTTGTTCTCTTATAGAAACTACATCAAAGTTTTTTGTCGAAGCTGAAACTTTAACTTGTATGTCTGAGAACGCAGTTGGAGCGAAGTTTTGAACTTCTATTGCGCCTGTAGTATAGTCGATCGTTCCCGCTGCAGCGACGATATTAATCTTTGTTTTCTCTGCACTAAAGCGAAAGATATCGATATTACCAAGACCATCGTCACCCAAGTACGCAGGGAATCCGCTATACGTGAACTGTGTAGAGAGTATTGAATTCTCCCTTACAGGGTTGTTGAATATCATCTTAACATTTGTCGCAACATTAATGTTAGGAACGAATCTCTTCTCGACCCGAATAGCCGCATCGGTATTGAGTATTGCGCCTTCAGAAGTGTTGTCTAAAGCTCTAACAAATCTTGAGTATCGCAATTTATTGCCGAATCTTTCTAAGTTAGTGTCTGAGAATGTCTTGATAGAATCTCTCACGTTAGAAGCTATTGCATCATCAGTCAATGCTGTTCTTGTTAGATCATAGTTGACATTGATTGTGGGTATAAGGTATGTGTAATCAGCGTCAATGATCACAGGATCAACAGCTAGTGGTGTTCTGTCTTTTATTGAATCTCTCAGCCTCTGCTTTCTTGTTATAGTCGCAAATTCTTCGTTGAACGGCTTGACGGCGATATACACTTTACCGTATGTTGGTGGATCATATTCTTCTCCACCAAACGCAATCACAGATTGTAGGTCTGAATTCTCGCTTAATATGATTCTATCATAATCATTTGCGACTACAGCCCTATTCTGCGTTTGGAAGTTTCTTGGTGCATTAAATTTTATTGATTCAATACTCTCTTGAGCGCGACCACCTGATGCTTTTTTAGTCACCGATGTGATTGTGGCTGTAGGTGCTGGAGTTACGCCTGTCACAACGCTCTCCACTGAGAATGTTCCTACACCGTCAGTCGCCGACCCATTACAAACAAGATAATCAACAGTGATTATATTTCCTGCCTGTATAGACTTACCTAAACCACCTTGACCAAAAACAATCTCATATTTCTTATCAGCAGATTCTTCTAGAAAGAATACAGGAGAAGTAGTGAAGACTTGATTGACATTTGTTGCTCTTTTAAATTCGGTTACTGTCGAGTCTGTCGAAGAGTTCTGCACCTTAACTGTTATGCTTGATGTATCAACACCAGTGTTTGGTATAATGTATCGAACAGGGTTTGATGAGCTTGCAGTCCATGCATGTGATAACGGCTCACCCTCTTTGATTGTGATTGTTTTAGAGAAAGTGTTTGTGGTAGATCTATCTATCTTAACCGCTTCTGGACTGACGAATGTATATGTCACATCATCAACCGTAGCTGCGAACTTTGAATTCTTTGGTATTGTTAATTGAGGAACAGAAGCATCAACTCCAGTGAAGTTTATGACAATGTCAGCCTGAGAACCGATAGCAGATGTAGGCGCATATCCTAACTCTTTCGCGCGAGAAACGACTGAGTCTCTCTGCTGCGCTGTGTCCAAGAACATCTCATTAGCAACCATATTCAAGTAATATGCATTGTAATGTGTATTGTAAGCCAGAACATCAAGAAGGACTGACATGGCAGACCCCTCAAAGCTGTAATCTGAAAACTTATCCTGAGAAGATAGGTACGTTTTTAAATTCGTTCTGATCTCTTCAAAATCTAACTCTGTAACTTTTAAGTATGTATTTGCTGACATTACCTGACTCTTTCTAATATGACGTCTAATACGACTGGATTCGGATCATTAATTACCATGAATGCTACTGTAATAATCAACGAATGGGCTTGTCTATTCTCTTCGACCATGACTTCGATAACATCAGCTCTTGGTTCGAAGTTTCTTATCACTTCTCGAATAGCTGTTTCCATTTGTTGCTTGACAGCTGGACCGAACATCTCAAACAATTGGTAGCGTATACTACATCCGATGTTTGACTTGAACGGTCGATCATAGTAGTCTGTTAAAATGAGTGACTTGACAGATTGACGAACAGCATCTCTGTTTGTCTTTCTTGATAGCTCGCCTGTAATTGGGTGTGGTGTAAACCCCAATGAGATGTCGCTGAATAAATCTTTCTTTTTTAACATATTCGCTTCTATTTATTAGGTGTTTTTAGACTCTTGAATTTCTTTTCGTCTATCTTTACACAGCTTTGATATTTCTGCTAAAGCCTTTCTAGCTCTGGTGCCAGCAGACTTATTGCCCTGAATGAACTTCTCGTTTTCTTATTATATAACTCAAACAAACTAATTAAATTATCATGTAACATAAAATAAACCTTGACTTGTAATTAAAACTCATGTATAATAGAGATGTTCTTCTCTAAGTATTGTAATCTATTTATAACGCCATTTAACCGCCAGCGAAAACATTACCTGATCCAGCCGCGACTGATGTGCATGTCGGATCACCTACTCTACCGCATGATATGCCATTTACGAATACAGTTCCAGAACCAGAGCCTATAGGAGTTGCATGACCAGGACATGGTGATCCAGGAAGTAAATGTCCAGTATTACTATCACCTACTCTTGACACTGCAATACCATTAGCAAATACATTACCACTCCCTGCTGCTTGTACCATTCCAGAACAATGAGCTGCATTAGCATCACCTATTCTTGCGACTGCTGGCATTATTTTGTCTCCCGTTTCATAAGCTCTTTTAGCTTAGTTTCCCATTGACCATTTAATCTATGTTCCTCCTCTGTATGAGGGGGCGGTATAATATCTGGATTAAACTCTATTAAATTATCAAATGACTTTGGTATATCGTCAAAGTCACTATATGTTTCTATTATTCCTTTATTTAAAATAACAAATTTATGCATTCAAATAGCCAGTTAACCAACTTACAAAACCATTCATATCGTTATTCACTTTCTGTGACACCGTAAACGTTTCTGTCTGATTGGTATTATATGTAACTGTTACAGTATATGATTTTGTTTTAAATGAGCTGTTATCAGTAACAAATTTTATAATGTCTTTGTTTGGCGGAACATTTCCAGTACCGCTCACTATAGTCGGAGTCTCTAGTAAATCACTAGAACCCTTTGTAACATAGTGCACTTGCTCATTAAATGCTGCATTATATTGACCACTTATTGTTGCACCATTTATTGTGATACCAGAATCTACACCAGTTCCACTTATTACAACAGAATTAATTGTTTCAGCAATAGGAACTCCATCACCAGTAGCAGATATCGTTTGTGTAAAGGTGGTATCTCTTGTAACATCAGACAAAGTTGATAATACAATAGCCATTAGTTTAGATCAATCCTTCCTGCATCCATATCAATAGCAGAGCCACCATTTATATCCATTGAAGCTGCAGATGTTTTTTGACTACCACTATATGATTCTGTTACAGAACCACCAACAGATTCGACTATGTTGTCAGTGATCTTTGTTGTTTTACTTTTGCTGTATGTTTCTACAACCTCACCACCAATAGTTTCGTTCTTATCGCCTGTCACATTAATGTTCCAGTCACCGCCAATGGTTGTGTTGCAATCCTGATCAATGAATAGATTACAAACACCTTTAATATGCACATCATTATTAGAGGCAACAATAGTATAATTGTTATTTACGATATGTGTTACACGATCGCCGTTTGGATGTACTTCATAAAACGTTCCGCTTCTATGGCGCTCACGTATTCTTTCTGCGTCTGGGGTGTCGTCATATTCTTTGGTGTGGCCAGACTCTGATTCGTATACATGATTATATGGATATACAGCAGCATAGGGAGCAGCAGGTTCAGGTATGGTAGTGTCAAGCTCATGTACCTTAGTGTTCTCGCCACGAGCTAGTTTGTTTACATCTGGAATATCGACTTCTGTTGGATACTTGCCGTTTGGATCATTGAATCCAAGGTTCACATCAGCTAGGTTTGCTGGAATGCCAGATAAA